ATGGTAATCGTAAAATCTCCTGCACTGGATGATTTGTCTGCTCCAAAGTTAATCACACAAACAGAAGGTTTGGCCGCGTGTGTGGTGTTTCCAGCCGTCCCTGCATTAGCTAAAGTGGAGTTGTATATCAAAGCACCACGAGCACTACTAATAGTAGCCGTTGAAAAAGTCACGTCGGCCATATCAATAAAAGCAGTTGGGACAGCACTACTATTATCCCCAAGACCAATCGTAGCACTCGAAATAGAACCACCGCCTGAAGTGTAGTTAGTTCCGCTCACTTCATTTCCCGTAGTAAATCCAGTGGTGTCTACCGAGATGGACGAACTATTTGTAAACATAGCCAGCTTAAAGGTGTCCGCTGCTATAGAACTACCGTCTCCACGAGAATGCGTTGTCCAAAAATGAATTCCTGCATTTATCTCTTTTTTGTACGTACCGCAAATACCAGATGTTCCTACAGCCATTACAGCCTCCTTATTATTTCTGCCATGTCTTCATGACCTTGTTGTTTCATCAAAGCCCAGATCGTCGTTCTCTCGCTTTGACACATCTTATTCATATAATATATCAATATTTCTTTCAAACTCTG